GGTATTCCTAAATTCAGATCAACATGATGGAATTCGTCCATCCATGAAATTTCTGGTTGTGAATACGCATCTACTCCCACCGTTTTTGAACATTTTCCAATAGAACGCAACCAATGAAGTGTGCTTCCACGGCCGCAACCAAGCTCTAATACTTTTGGAAAATTTTCTTGACCGAGCAATGGAGCTATGTCTTTTCTGGCATGTTGGAAGTAGTCATTTTTTTTATTTTTAAGCCTTACGATTGATAAATCGCTTCTTTATATTCTTAGCTTTGAAATATTCACGAACTAACTTTTCAACAACCGAACTGTCATATTCTTTGCAAGAAAAAACATCCAAATACAATTCATTCAATTCATTTACAAAATGACAACAGATATTGCTTGTTTCAATAAGTTGAACCAGCGTAAATCCAGCTTTGTCTCCACTGCCAAAATCTACAATTTGTGGTTCCCCATAAGCTACCATATCGATATCGTTTACCAATTGCTTAGCAAAATTATAAACATTGGTATAATTCGTAATCAATTCATAATCGCATTCAGATGCATCTATGATAGTGTGATATCCCCACCAAGATTGTTTTTGTGTTTCAGTCATCAACTTAATTCCCATCAATAATTATCTATAATTTGAACATAAAGAACGCTATCTATACGAAACGATCTCCAGCCATTTGCTACAACATCCCAAGCTGCAATGACATCTGGATTTTTAACATGAAAATCATTTTCTTCACGTTGTTCTTCTAAATTTCTTTGATAAAGTTCTGGCAACAAATGTGTTTGTAGAGTACAACGCATTATGCGTTGTTCACCATTTACTTTAGTAAAATGAACTTCAATAACATGTTCACGAAGGTCCTTAAGCAAAGTATCGCGTGAATACTGACCACTTTTCATCATATTATATATCCTTATTTATTCAGTAAGAAATACTTCTGTAGAATTGGCATGATTCAATGAAATATGTTCATTCAATTCTGTATAACCGCCAATATAAAATCCATCGATAACAATTACTGGAAAGGATTTTGCAGATGGAAATTTAGAAAGCAGTATTTCTCTCGTAAAATCTTTACCAAGTTTATATTCCTGAAAGGAAATATTATTTTCTATCAATAGAAATTTGGATCTTGTGCAATAATTGCAATTATCCTTTGTGTATAGTTCGAATTTCATTACGAAATAGCCTCTGTACCGCCAGCTCCAACAACAGTATATCGTTCGTTGTAATTGGAAAGTTCGGCAAAATAAGAAGTAAATTTGCTCACGGCTTCTTCAAAAGTCTTTGCCCAAACAAGGCGTTCTTGTTCAGCAAATACAGAATCAGATCCAATTGCATCTCTTCGAACTCTGCCCTTTATAAGGAAAAGAGTATTGAAAGAATCTTCATTTACTGCCGGCAAGGCAATCATATTTGGTGTAGCTACTGGGTCAGTATCTGGTATAGAATTCTTTGGCTTCAGAGGATACTTCAGTCCCTTATTCCAAGGAACTTTCTTAGGTTTATCCGATTCTACATTTACATTTGCAGTTCCATTCATAACCGCAGTATAAAGAGCATCGTTATCGCCCTCTGTTTCATAATCGAATTCTCGTGGAGAATTTTCTACTTTAGTTTCTTCTGGCATAATGTACCTCATTATTTTTTTGAATAATTTCAACTTCAACTTTTGCTACTCCTTTATCGATAAGACCTAGGAGTTTGGCCGAAGATTCACTTAAATCGAATTCACGACCTTTTATATATGGTCCTCTATCGTTTACACGAGCAATGACCGTTATACCTGTATTTATATTCATAAATCTAACCATTGTTCCAAATGGAAGAGTTTTATGTGCTACAGTAAATGCATGAGGATTATATCTCTCACCGCTCGCAGTAATTCCACGTTGTTTATACCAAGATACGTAAACAATACGTGTTGTTTTTGATTTCCTATTTACAATAGGATGAGCATTTAACGGCACAATAGTTGCAACCGATTTTGGCTCTTCTGACATTGAAGCCTTCGAAGTCTGGGCAGTAGCATCTAAAGATGCTGTTTTTATAACTGTGGTATCGACTTGCTGGTCGATAATTGCAATCGCTTTCGTTTCATAAACGTTGGTGTTTTTAACAGAGTCACCAACAACCCCCAAAGTAGTGCCCAAACCTAGAAGACCACAACAAATGGTCTTAAACATTGGTTTGTCTCCTTTTATAATATATATTTATGCTGCCGCTTGCAGTTCCTTAAATCTATCGGCAGCGGCAGAGGCTGCAAATGCAGCAGGTTTTACAACAGGTTTAATATTGCATGTTCCAACAATATATCCTATTGCTTGTTGAATGACACACGATGAACCTCTTTGTTCATCTGGATTTAAATCGAGATGTATTTCCGTATACCGTTCTCCTATCGATGATTTTATTTTTTCATAAAATTCGACTACTTTATAAACCTCCTTCATCAATCTTATAGAAGGTTTTCCTGGTCTTACATCATAATCCATTTCTCTAGTTACTTCACCAAATATTTTAGCGCCGCGATTGCCATCTATATGTATAACAGCAACCGTCGCATAATCTGCCAT